CCAACATAGTCAATGGGTATTCAATAATAGAAACCAAACTAATCTACTTATTTAGAAAACTTTTCTATTGAATATATCTTGTTCACTAATTCTACTGGTTGCTACATCCACATACATATCATGTGTAGCAGTATTACCATCTCTGTTCTTCAAAAAGATATATTCTAACTTATTATTAAATGTTACATTAGGATTATTGTTCTCTCTTGCCTCCTCATAGGCATAATAATCTTCTCTGTATAACCCTATTACTACTGAAGCCATTTGTTCTATCTTTCCTGATGAACGAAGGTCTGATAGCTTAGGTCTATGACTACTTCTACCTTCAGATTGCCTGTTCAATTGTGCAGCACACAAGAAAGGTATATTTAACTTTTTAGATAATGCCTGTATCTTATCGGCTACAGTTCCTACCATTGCTACTTCGTTAGAAGCATTAATTGTGTTGTCTGTCATTAGTTGCAAGTAGTCAATCATGACCATCTTAATGTTCTTTTCTCTTACTATTTTTTGTATCATACTTGTTAGATAGTTAATATCTCTGTTAGCCCCATCATACCAAGTAATTGGTAACTTCTCTAATCTTGTTACTGCTTCTGATTGCACACTTGTAAATTGGTCTATACTTATACGACCTGTTTTAATTTTAGAATAAGGAGTTGGGTTATCTAGCTGACCTGAAATCATTCGGTATATTAACGACATTACAGGCATCTCTAGTGATAAAAACAAAACATTATAGTTAAGTTCTGCTGCACACCTTGCGTGTTCAAGTAGTGTAATGGTCTTTCCTTGTCCTGGTCTTGCAGCAAACAAGATAACATTACCTTTTAACCAACCTCCTGTAATCTCATCTAATTTAGGGAATCCTGTAGGTACTCCTGATAAGTTACCATTAGTCATTACATCACCAAGATTGTTAACTGCTGATAGTAAAGCCTCTTTCATGCTCACTACTTCTAAGCTATTGTCTTTTACAATCTCATTGCTTACTGCATTATTAATCTTATCTAATAGTGAAAAGTAATCCGATCCATTAAGGATTTCACTACTAATCTCTTTTGATAGTATTAATAAATCTCTTTTACCTTTTAATTCTGCTAACCAAATTAATAACTCTCCTGCATTAAGTGGACTCTTAGTAGATTGTGCAGTCATCACAGAAGCCCAGTCTTTACTTCCTTTCGTTTTAAGCCTTAATATTACATCAGATAAGGTAAATGTACCTTTCTCGGAATATAATTCAATACAGGTCAAATAAACGTTGCGTGTGGACTCAAAGTGGAATACATCAGGTCTAATAATCTTCTGTACTTCCTTAATGTAAGATGGATAGTTACATATGACTGCTAAGAGTTCTTGTTCTGTATCTAAATCAGTTAGTGTTATAGTTTGATTTGGTTTCATTAGTATTGTTTGGTTTTAAAACTTAAATGGACTTGCAGTTTCAATGCTTTGAATCTTTCTTGGCATATAACCTTCATCCTCCCAAGTTCTTTGATTTAAATAAGTTGTTGGGTTTTTTCTAAACTTAATATCGGGTGTTGACTTTAAGTAGAAAGGTAAAGTTTCAAATATTTTATCAATTTCTTTCATTGATAACTTAATAAACTTTGTCTTTGCATCCTTAGTGCCTACTTTCTTATTGTATAATTCCCAAAACTTATCAAATTGTTCTTCTTTTAAATTTACTTGCTCAAGTATTTCTTGGGCACTTACTTGTGGTAATGTTGGGATGTTAATTTTCTTGTCAATGTGGTAGATTAATTCTAATCCTTCAGTACCAGTTAATTTAGTTTCGTTTAGTGAATCAAGTAGTTCTTGATCCTTTATTGAGTATAAGAACTTACCTAATACTTCTTGGAGAAAATCTCCTAATCCTAGTTGTTTAGTATTCATTAGCTATGGTTATAAAATCTTTAAACTTCTTAATCTTAATAAATGATGCGTGTTTTTCGCGATTCTTTGCGTGTTCTAATCTATAAATCCAAACCTTAATTGTATGATGTGTATCATGTACTATATGCCCATCAAAACTTGTAAAGTATAAAGTTGTAGATGTAGTAGAGAGATAATTGTTAGCCCAATCTAGTGCCATCTGATAATATTCCTCCTGCTTGCTTGCTTCCATCTGTTTTGCGTTTATAGTAGTAACGTATCTTTCTTAAACTATAGAATCCACCTTTATTAAACTGGACTTCTATCTTCTCATTACAATGCTCACAAACCCAAGCTAGTGCATACTTATTACCACTACTTTCTGCATATTTAATGATGGGTGCAAGTTTGTTATCTTCAAGGCAAAGAGGACATCTTGGATCGTGGTCAATGTAGTGACCTTTATACTTGCGTTCCATCGAATGTATCTTTTAGCTTATTGAATGATGCTACGTTAATCTTAGTGTAGTTCTTGCGTATTAAATAGGCTTCTATTCTATCTTCCATTGAGCCAAGTAAACGTGTGAACTTGCCATTCTTAGTGTAGTAATGAGTATTTAACTCGTTGTAGTCTATTTCTACTATTTCAGATGATAACGCATCACGATAGTATTTAAGAGATATTTTCTTAGCCATATTAGTTGATTAAAAACATTAAATATATAAAGTAGAATAAGATTGATACTCCTGCACCTACTACACCAACAAATGCCATTAGTTCTGCTGCATCGTGGTTAATTTTTGATTTACCTTGATAGTTTTTAGTTTCCATAAGATTCGTTATAAATTTCGTTTATATCTTTTTCTAAATAAGCCCTTCCAGTAAATGAGCATTCTGCATTGTAAATAACTTTATTAGCAAATTCAATCATCTGCTCTTTCTCCATTGCTTTGGCTTGTTTAAATAACTCATCATAATGCATCGTAAAAATAAATCCATTATGTTCGTTTATTTCAAGTATTAGCCATTCTAATGCCGTTTGTTTAGTTTTCATTTTGCTTAATTATTAATATTCCTGATTTAGTGTATCTACCTGGTTCTAACTTACCATTCCATTCTTCGTGATCAACTTCCATTGAAAACTTCTTAAATGGTTCATATACCAAGTGTTCTTGCGTGTTCGTCTTCGTTGATTGCATATTCAAGTACAAAATAGTTACGAGATAAAATACTAATAGGATTGCAATTGGGTATATCTTTGAGTTCTTCATATTCATTAATTAGTTTTTGAATTTCTCTTGCGTTTTCCATTAGACGTTGTTTCTGTTGCTTGTCCATGTAGTTTCTTGTAGTTGAGTTGAAGTTGATAAAATAAGTTTTCCCCGAATTGAGAGTAGGTAACTCCTAATTGATTTCTTTGAAATTGGTGTTGAGTTTTCATGTTTGTTTGTTTAGAATAAATATTGTTCGGTAAAATATTGTGTAATGTCATCTGTAGGATTATCTCCGTAGAATCTCCGGTAGACTTCTATTGCTTTGTTAGTCTTAATCATTCCTGATTCTCTGAACTCATCAGAAACTTTAAACAATCCCAAGCGATTAGTGCCTTTCTCAATAACGATAAATACCATCTGCTTACCAGTTAATGTTTCGTAGATATGCGTTTGAGAATCGTAGTTATACTTCTTAGCAGAATACTTGAATTCATCAATGTTAGTAGTAGTCTTTAGATCGTATATAAAGTCACCATTAATAATATCAGCTTTACCTTTAAATGTAATTCCGTTAATCTCTCCTAACAAAGGAACTTCGTATTTAACACCATTATCCCATACCAAAGGAGAAAGTGTCTTGTTGCCCCTTAGTGCAACTACCATTGCATCTATTTCTTCTACTTCTTTCTTTAAGAGCATAAACTCTTGGTTGTTAGCCTTACAAGCATCTTTGTAAATGTTAGTAGTACGAGTGGAGGCATCAACACATTTAAGATTCTTAATCTTATGTGGCTCAAGGCAAGATGTATGAAAATAACTACCTTGTAACATTGGTAATGTCTTTTGTGTAGGCATCCCAAAGTTCTTTGGATTATGTAGTAAAGTTCCTATATCACTATTAGACATAAACTGTCTGCCGAATGATCCGTAGTATTGGTCATCATCCTTTAGTTTCTCAAGTATTTGTTCGTTTGTCATGGGTTATTTGATTTTAACTTGATACTTATTTTTAAAATATTGTTTTACGTTACCATTGGGAGAGAACTCGTAGAAGTCTGATGGTTGAATATCATTCATCAAGAACTGAAGCAACTCAAAGATTGCATCCCAATGTGCATTAGAAAGAATCTCTTGTTGTTCTTCCCACTTTCCATCATTAATCCGCATACCATTCATTAGCTACCTGTTTAATCATTCGTTCTACTTGTTCATCTTTAATCTTTCCATAAGCATGAGATTGTACAATCCCTATGTTATATTCCCTACCTCTGAAGGGTAAGACTTGCTCTTTATTGAGCCTACTAGCTACTTCAATGAACAACTCCGAGTAGGTCTTGCTTCTCGGAATTGTAATCTTTTCTTTTAGTTTCATAAAATCTTAAATCCAATAATATTATTAACTGGAATCATTTTAGATGTGACCAACTTAGGCACTAATACTGCTCCTTCTTTACGAGTGTATTCAGTAATCATTATTGAATGATTTAGGAATGGTTCAGGGTGTGTGCAGATAACTGATAAGTTTGAATCTGACATCTCTAATAAGCGAGTAACAATAGTTTCATCACCTAATCCTAATCTGTAAGTTACTTGTGCTGACTTACCTAAGTTTTTATTGATTGTATTTACAAGTGGGTTATTCGTTTCCATGTTTGTTTGGGTTAAGGGTTAAAATGGTAATGCATCACTTTCTTCTGATACAACATCTAATACAATTGGTTTCTCCATTGAGAATTTAGACTTGTATTCAGGTGTTGCACTAATCTTATCAGCTAACCATTCAGGAAGTGACATAAACACATCTTGATTCCAAGAATCATAAGCTAAAATACGAGTAGGATTAACTTGTTCAGGGCAAGTAAGACCTTTAGGAATAGGTGAGATAGATGCAATGTTTGCATAAGTCTTAGTGCCATCAGCAGAAGCCTTGTGAACTACATTAAGCATACAAGTTGCTCCTACTAATTTAGTAATATCAAACTTAGCAGCTTCTTCATCTGTAAAGGCTTTACCTCTCCAGGATTGTAAATGGCTTCTAAGGGTTGATTTCTCGTGGAATGATAGAGTATATTCCTTAGAGATAACAAATGGTTTCTCGGGCTCTCCTTCACGGAAAATTGCAGTTTCTAAAGGTAATTCAAAGTCAATCATTACTTTGTGTAATGTTTTCTTCTCTCCTAAGTATTCTGATTCTACTGTACCAATCTGAATCATTGAATAACATCTTGCGACATGTGAGCCCGCCGGGACTACTTTCTTTGGAAGGTTTGAACCTCCTGATTTGGGTGCAATAATTGCCATAATTGTGTTTGTTTAATTATAAAGAAATTGGATAAATTTTGCTTTGCTTTTTTGACACTCATTTTTAAGAATGTCTGAAATTGACCATAGGTCGGGGTTGAAACTAAAGGTCATGGTGTAGAAACCCGCCTCATCTTGGAACTTTGCT